TTAAAATCTATATATTATTCTTTTAAACGATGGCTGATGGAGATATCCGGGCAATTCAAGGCCCATGACGCCTTTGTCAACATGTGTTTTGGGCACATGGCTGACATCGAGGACTTCGAGGCTGAACTCGCTGAGGAGTTCGCCGAGAGGGAGGATGAGGTGGAAGAGGCCAGGAGCCTCTTGAAACTGTTGGTCGCCCAAAAATCCAAATCAGGGGTGACCGAGGCTTGGAACGACTTCTTTCTGAAGTCTAGAGGTGGTGTCTACGCACCACTTTCCTGCGAGCCCACCAAGCAGGAGCTAGAAGTCAAGAGCGAGAAGCTCGAGAGACTCCTAGACGAACAGCACCAGTCAGGTGCGTGCGGCCAAGAAATACATCAAAGAGAAAGGCCGCGGCTTCATCAACTGCTGGAACGATCTGCGTAGTCGTCTCAGATTGGTGAAGGACGTCAAAGATGAGGCGAAGGACAATGCCAAAGCCGCTGCCAAGATTGGAGCGGAAATGTTCGCCCCCGTTGACGTGCAAGACCTCTACAGCTTTACAGAGGTCAAGAAAGTGGAGACTGGCCTCATGAAGGAGGTCATAAAAGAAAAGAACGGCGAAGAATCGAAACACCTCGAACCTATCTTGGAAGAGGTGCGGTCTATCAAGGACACCGCCGAAGCTAGGGACGCCGCCTCCACTTGGATAACAGAGACAGTCAAGTTGAAGAACTCAACTCTTAACGCTGATGAACTGTCTCTCGCCACCATCGCCCGTTACGTGGAAAACGTAGGGGACAAATTCAAACTCGACATTGCTAGCAAAACATATCTAAAGCAATGCGCAACGATGTCTGTACCAATTCCAACCATGAAAGACATCAAATTAAAGATGGTGTTACAGAGTCCTGAAGCACGTGCCAGGCGGGAACGCATGGACGTGCTTGACTCTGCGGGTTTTTAGAGGGGCTCTGTACCGCCTCTGGTTTTGAGAGCCCATTTCCCATTCTCGGGCTGCCAGAGATTGCGGTCACAGACGGAGCCCGTCTCCGTAAGGTTAGTAGTAGTATTAGATACCTTAGCCAAACCCACTTAGGTTTAGTATACAAGGCACCAAATGCCTCCCTGCACAACGCGCTTGTCGCAGTGGAGAGAAGAGTTTTTACAGTAGGAAAGGGGGACAAACCCATTTACCCCCCCCGCCCTGAGCATGACATTTTCACTGATACGATGGATTACTTCCAGAAGTCCATTATCGACGAGGTGGGATACTGTAAAACATACCCAGCGCAACTCCTGGCTAACAGTTATAGTGCAGGAAAGAGGGCCATGTATCACAAAGCCATTGCATCCTTGAAAACAACCCCTTATCAACAGAGGGATGCTAATGTGCAAGCTTTCCTCAAGAAGGAAAAACATTGGATGACCAAGGACATCGCCCCCCGACTGATTTGCCCCCGCAGCAAGCGGTACAATATCATCCTAGGAACTCGTTTGAAATTCAACGAGAAGAAGATCATGCACGCTATCGATAGTGTGTTCGGATCCCCCACTGTGCTTTCTGGCTATGACAACTTCAAGCAAGGAAGAATCATAGCTAGGAAGTGGCAAAAGTTTGCATGCCCCGTCGCCATCGGCGTGGATGCTAGTCGCTTTGACCAACACGTGTCAGAGCAGGCGCTTAAGTGGGAACACGGGATATACAATGGAATCTTCGGTGATAGCGATTTGGCTCTTGCACTTGAACACCAGATATCCAACAACATCAAAATGTTTGTTGAGGACAAAATGCTTAGGTTCAAGGTGAGAGGCCACAGAATGTCCGGTGACATTAACACCAGCATGGGAAACAAGCTCATAATGTGCGGCATGATGCACGCATACTTCAAGAAGCTGGGTGTTGAAGCCGAACTATGCAACAATGGAGACGACTGTGTCATCATTACAGACAGAGCCAATGAGAAGCTCTTTGATGGCATGTACGACCACTTCCTCCAGTATGGTTTCAACATGGTGACCGAAAAACCAGTTTACGAACTGGAACAATTGGAGTTTTGCCAGTCAAAACCGGTCTCTATTAATGGGAAATACAGAATGGTCAGAAGGCCCGACAGCATAGGCAAAGACAGCACAACACTACTGAGCATGCTCAACCAATCCGACGTCAAAAGTTACATGTCGGCTGTGGCTCAGTGTGGTTTGGTGCTTAACGCTGGAGTACCCATACTTGAAAGCTTCTATAAATGCCTATATAGAAGCTCAGGGTACAAGAAAGTGAGTGAAGAATTCATTAAGAACGTCATTTCGTATGGAACAGATGAGAGACTACAAGGTAGACGTACCTTTGAAGACACACCTATCACCAATCATAGTAGGATGTCCTACTGGGAATCATTCGGAGTTGACCCTAAGATACAACAAATTGTCGAGCGGTACTACGACAATCTTACGGTGAGTGCCCAACTCCAGAGTGTGAAGGTGACTACTCCACATCTGCAATCAATACTACTTTCCATACCGGAAAACCACTCACAAAACGACTATTAATTACCAAATCTTAGCTGGGTTTGGAATAGGGTTTATTGTTTCTATACCCTGTACATTAGCTCTCTCTTACTTTATCTACAATAAAGTTTCTGACACCACTAGAGAGGTGGTGAATGAATTCAGTAGGCCGTAGAAATAACCGCAGGAG